TTGCATTGCATAATAATGTGTGGATAAAGAGAGTTCAAGTCGAATGATACCACCCACTCGTGCATTCCGGTATAAGGAGCCTTGACATAACCACCAGCAAAGTCTGACTTAAACTTTTCCGTATTTGGTTGTACAGTAACACCCCTTTCACATAGGTCACGATAGATAATAGAATCCCATATGGCAGTCGTGCCAAGAGTATCACCATAATTTACACCACCGCGATATGCCATCGTAAGAGCCAGAGTAATCAAACCAAGTTTATCTTCTAATCGATTTACTAGTTCAACGTCTTTAATATTATAGTCGATGAACTTCTGGTGATTCTCTCTATATAGTGTGTGTAGATTGCCATATTCTTGGTATGACAGTTTTGCTTCACCTAATACTGTATGTCCAATATGATCTAGTTTATATGATTCTTGTGTACCGAGAGTATTACCAGTAAACTTCTTAAAGATCTCAAGATAATCAAGTTCAGTCAAACCAGTGATCTCATAACATTGTTGTTCGCGCCCATGCATATTAATATTTCGTTCACGAATTAAACCCCAGGGGGATATCTTACGAGCAAAGTCTTCGCCGATGATTTTAACCATACGATTTATGAGATATGGAGTATCAAAAAAGCGAGTATTCCAACCAGTAAATACATCTGGCATATAGACAGGATTTGACCAATGAGTAATAAACTTCATAAGAAGCTCTGCCTCAGTTCGGCATTCAACATATACTACATCACTGCGAGTATTATTATACTCTTTAAGACCCCATACCCGATACATCTGATCTTTGTTGCTGTAGATACAGATAGAAATAACTGGATACTCGGCTCGTTCTGGCATAGGAAAGCCATCTTCTGATGCAACCTCAATATCAATAGAAGTTACATTAATGACTTCTCTATCAAAGGAAATATTGCTAGGAAACTCTTCTTGGATAAATTGAGCCACATAGTTTGTATTACCGTAAATTTTGAAGTTGGGCATATCCTTGTACATATCAAGGAAGTCTTTAGCCTCTCGCATACCTTCTAATTGAATAGGTGATACTTTAGTACCATCAAGAGCAGTATGTTTACTATTGGCATCTACCACATGAAGGGTAGGTTTGAATTTAACTTTTCTTTGATCACGTTGACCATCTTTGAAGCCACGATATAATAGGGTATTGCCATAACGAGCTACGTTTGTGTAGAATTTCAAATATTCACCTCATGATTTAAATAATAATATATTATAACACAGTTTTTACGTAATGTAAACAAAAAGAGGGCCGAAACCCTCTTTTATTTTTAACTAACTAAATATATAACTGTAGGGGCAATTGCATATGTACATACAAGCATAGCTATAGAATATAGCGCTTGCGTGGATATTTGCAAAAAGGTTTTACGATCTATATTAGCTTTATTCAACAAGTAGTTCACTTTTTTTAGTGTCTCCAGAAGTAGTATTGATACTAATTTTTCGGGGACGCTTTTCTTCAGGTAGTTCCACTCTCAGATTAATGACGAGTAGTCCATTTTCAAAGTCAGCTCCATATACGACAACATGTTCCGATAGCCTGAACGTCTTAACGAAGTTTTTTGTTGAAATTCCTTTATGTAGATATTCAGTTCCTATAGGGTCTTTATGTCCTCGGACAACCAAGACTCCGGATTTGATTTCTATTTCAAGTTCATCTTCACGAAAACCTGCTAATGCGAGTTCGATATTGAACTCAGTATCGGATCGTTTTACCACGTTATGCCTGGGATAGTCTCCAGTATGACTCAAGGTTGAAAGTCTTTCGATTTCAGCCCAGATGTGGTCAAATCCAATAAAATTTGAGTGCGGGAAAGTAAATGCTTTAGATACCATAATTGGTTCCTCCTTTATATTAAGCAAGGTTGTTGTCTAGTAGCCAACACATGTTGCACTACCAAGTTTATTTATACTAACCTAATTAACCGTTAATATAAATCTAACTTTTATTTTTTAGCTTTCTGAAAATCAATCCACTGCTTAGCATATCGATTTTCAGGTTCGCGTTCTGCGAACTTACGTACATCCCTATACGTGCGAAGAGTTTCCTTCTCATAATCTTTACCAGTAGAATTATCTACTACTAAAAAGTTCTTCTTACCAAAGATAGTCTGGAAAGCACCGATATTATTTTGAATCGTTTTCCAATATTTCTCTACTTCTTCATCAGGAAGCGTACGTTCACGCTGTCTATTTCTTTCAAGCGCAGTATCTAGATCAGTATTAACAAAGATCATAGCAACATCATAACCAATATTTTTTAAAAGGTTTGCTTGTTTCTTAAGCCTATCGATATCTTTACCAGTGCCATCAATAACCAAACCAAGTCGACCTTTAACATATAAAGCTTGTTTTGCTGCTGTTAAATCTTTGGCCTTTCCTCGAATCTCCTGACCTTGAATAGAGAAGATATTATCTGGACTCATTTCCATACCAGCCTTCTTCATAGCAGCTTCAAATGCGTCATCTGAATTGACCACTTTGAAACCCATTGAAGTAAGACCGGTCTTGCCAACAATAAAAGATTTACCAGAACCTGGGCCGCCAGCTAAGAATACTGCTTTGAAGATAGCAGGATCATTAACCCCTTCGGCAAATTCCATATAATCTTTAAATGTTTGCATATTACTTATTCCCGATATTATACTTAGGACATAGATCCCATTGATCTTTTTCTTTAAATGGAATAACTTTAATCTGCCTTAATGGAGCAGTATTTTCACACGCTGCAGGTTCAACAAGTGTTACTAAACCCCAGTCTGCTAATAGCACCGAAATAGTATTTCTACGCTGAACATCATTTTCCAGTAGATTAGAAGGTTTTCCATCTAATAAAAATAACTCTTTAAAATGGACAATAAAGTATCTACCTTGCTTATGTAGAATATGACAAGACTGATATAACTTTCTATCCTTTCGAGAGGCAACACCAATTCTAGTTAGCGTTTCTCGAATCTTTAAGAAATCATCCGGTTCATTTAAAATCACCTCCAGCATATGTGCTGGAGTCCAATGCTCAACTACATTATTTTCGTTTTCCACCTTTATAAATCCTTCTTTTCAATTCTTCAATTTGTACATCATTTAATAATAATAATACAGATTTAGCTTTTTCATTACTATATTTATAATATTCTTTGATGCATTCTAAGTTTTCTATATCAATAGGTTTACTCCATTTCGCAAACCTTTTTTTCTTTCTAATTATATTTATATAAAAATCAAATTGAAGTTTAGGATCTATGTGGTGGTTTATATTCATTTCATTGGCATATAGTACTGTATCTGGGAAATAAGATAATGATCTATTTACAACAAAGGCATTATATTCTTTTTCATTAGTTGAATCCATGATATTTTTTTTACTATCATTAATAGCAGCTATAAACTCAAATGGATTCATTTGGTAGTTTCCTTCTTATTTTCTATATAACTAAGTGCCGAAGCTTTATCATCAAATATAATTTCATACCGGACTTGATTATATTTAGTATATACTACTCTCCATTTAATTTGGTTATCTGAAAAGTATACTGGCCACATGTCAAATTTTTCTGTGCTTAACATTATTTGAATTCCACATTAGCCATAAGTTCAGTCATACAAGCAACAATATTAAGTTCGTGATCAGCCACAAAACTATTCTTATACTGATAGTCAGCAAGGATTAATACTACTTGTGGAATAGATCGTGGTTCGACATATTCACCCATATTATCATATACCTTTCTAAATATCGATGCTGGTTCACTATCAATATTGTCTACTACCCATTGGCGCATCTTCTTAAAGTTTTTATCTTTCAATGAAACCATTAGGTCCTTTAAAGATACTTCAGATAATGATACTAATATGCCAGAGTCAATAACTCCCGATACAGAATACCTCTGCAGTTCATTAATGACTCTACGCCAATCTGGTGAATGTTTCACGATCAACTCGGCGATAACCTGTTTCTCATATGAAACTGATTCAGACTCCAAGATCATTGAAGTCCGTTTCATGAAAGCAGCCAGAAGTGGTGGCATATCTTTTTTTGCTAGATTGAATTCAATAACACTGCATCGAGAATGCAAGGGTTCAATAATTCTATTCTTAAAATTACAAGTAAGAATAAACCTACAGTTAGAAGAAAATTCTTCAATGAATCCGCGCAAAGCAGGTTGAGTTGATTGCGGATTTAGATAGTCAGCCTCATCTAGAATTACTACCTTGTAACCACCTTGTAGGGATACCGAAGAGGCAAACTGCTTGATTTTATTACGAAGAGTATCGATACCAGATTCTTCCGAACCATTAATAAGCAAATAGTCTAGACCAAGTTCATTGCATAATGCTTTTGCAACAGTAGTCTTACCAAGACCGGCAGTACCAGTTAAAAGCATATTATGTAATTCACCACCCTTTACGATGGATTCAAACGTAGATTTTATTCTAGGTGGAAGAATGCAATCAGAAATTGTCTTTGGTCGGTACTTTTCACACCATAGAAATTCATTCATTATAGTACTTCCCATGCAAGAACAGTACTTGTTCTGAAAGACCTCCAACCAGTTTTATCTATTGACCAAGCAGCAATATGATCTGATCCGCTACCGACTTCTTTTACTTCACCTGTAATCCCATTTGCTTCTAGTACTGCTGGATTCAGGGTACAAGGCATTACACGAATTTCATCAGAATTTACCTTCTGGAAAGTTACAGTAACAGTGCCTTTTTTTAGTGCATCAATGAGTTGAGTTTTTTCTTGTAGATTCAAAATAATATACCTTTTCAAATAATAATAATAAAGAAGAATGTGGGAGAGCTACTCCCACTTTAAGCTATACTCATCTTAGATAGGAAGTTATACTTCCGGTACAGCTGCTACTTCACCAGCTTCTGCTTCATCAGCTTCTGCTTCAGGTGGCTTATTAGCATCAAGGAATTTAGCGACGCGATTGCGAAGTGCACCAATGCCTTCCATTTCTTGACCTTCAAAAGCACCACGACGTGAGCAGATATCGATAACCTGTACACATGTTGCAATATCTTGAAGAGAAAGTTGTACTTGTTCTTGAGCTGTTTCTTGAGTTTGTTCAGTCATTTTTGTATTACCCCTTTGCAAAGTTTAGTAGACTAATTTAGTATAGCCCGATTATCGGCACTATACAGATTATCCCCATTATCAATTCATGATAAACGAGAGATTCGGTTAAGTAAAATTATTTATACACCATAACTAGAGGTTTTCTCTAAAGCAATAAAATATTCTACATCATTATTTTGGTTTTTCCAGTTAGAGATTAATTTAGAAGAAATATCAACTTTGTAATCACCAGCAAGCAATTTTAGATTAGGAATACTAACCACAAAGTCGAAGCTTTCTTTACAAGCATTATCAGTATCTAGTTCAATCTCATATGTATTCGCAGTAGCATCTTTAGAATCCATAATAACCGCAACTACTTGACCATTATTTCCACGTAGTGAGAGTTGATTATGCCCTAAGACTGAAGCTACTTTACGAATTTGGTTCAAGATATTATCAGTCAATACAATTGTAAATTCGCATGATGGCATAACAATATCTTTAGATGGTTGAGTCAGGATACGTACTTCAGAATAAAAGTACTTAATTTTCTGATTACGATCGCCCTTTATATTAATATAAGAATCAGTAAGTTCAAGATCGGCATCATCCATCAAACTATATACTGAAAGAAATTCATTTAGATCGTATATGCCAAATTCTTGAGAAAAGGTTTCAGCAATCTGTGACTTAACCATAATGGTTTTAGCCTCAGAAATTGACCGAAGAGTATTATCAGTTTTAAAAACGATGTTCGGATTGATCGAAGCAAAGTTTTTAAGAATAGCTAGTGTGTCACTAGATAGTTTCATGTATTATCCCCATAGATAAAAGTAAGCTGTTCAGTGTATTTGTCAGGATTCATTATATCATATCCTGTTACATCTGTACACTCTTTTTTTAAGTTTGTTTCATTATAAATCCGGTCGTGCTCATACAGTTTCAATAAACTATAGTGAATAGTTTTCATAATATCTTTACGGAAGTCAGCGGATGTCTCACCTTTCTTTCCGTAACGGCCATTATACTTATCGATATTGCCGGAGAAGAATCCCATACCATGTCCACGATCTACAATTATCTCAGAAGATTGTAATCCACCTTGACCATAATGACCACTATAGGTTTGATCAATATAATTTTTAAACTCTTCAATTAATTGATCCTCTCGGAACTTATAGGTAATACTTTTACTCATGTAAAGAGTACCTCATACAATGATTGAACTTCATCAGATTCAGCTTGAACTTTAACAAAAGTTTGCTTGTGGTAAATGGTTGATAGTTTGCGGATATACTTCTTATCCACTCCAGTATCTTCGGCAACATCTTCAATGATATTTTTTTGGAGATCTTTTTCTGCCTCAGTACGAGCCATAGAGTCAGACATCTCTTTAATGCCGTTGATTAAACGTTCACGATCTTTAGGGTTACTCAACATAATATATATTCCTTATTGGTTTTAGTTTTCTTCTGATTGATTAAATTGTACATTAGCGTCTACCTTACTATAAAGGTCAAGGAATGCTAATTTTGTATCATCATCGAATCGTGAAATACACAGATCAATCGATTTCATACGATCTTCGAAGATTGAATAGCTTTGTATGATATGGCAAAGGCGACGAGTAGAAATTACCTCATCTACACCTTCATCATAAAATGTCTTACGGATAATATCTGCCCAAGAAACCAACTTCTCAACAAATTCTGCATCTTGAACACCAAATTTCTCTGCATGTTTCAAAAGGATCTTATTCTCAATTGAGGCTGATGGAAACTTTTGATCAATGGAAATAGTGAATCTTTCCAAGAATGCTTCATCGATGATAGAAGCAGCCACGAATCGACCATCCTCTGAGCCCTTACCTTTCGTATTAGCTGTAGAGATTACAGTAAACCCTGGGGCAGGAGAAATAATTTCACCAGTTTTTTTGATAACTACTGGCTTACCCTCAAGAATACATTGAAGACACATGATCTTGTTGGTACCACGATCAATTTCATCAAGGAGGAGTACTGCACCATTCTCCATGGCTTTTAGTACAGGACCTTTAGCAAAAACAGTCTCACCATTTACTAGACGAAATCCACCAAGCAAATCATCTTCATCAGTTTCTGGGTTGACTTGAACACGAACAAATTCTCGTTTGAGTTTGGCACAAGCCTGTTCAACCATGAAAGTCTTACCATTACCTGACAAGCCAGAGATAAAGACTGGATAGAACATCTCGGTCTTTAAGATTTTAACGATGTCAGCATATGAGCCCCAAGGGACAAAGGTAGGATCTACCTGAGCATAGTTACGTTCTTCGTTGACTACAGTTTGCATCTTTGGCCGGATATCTACCACGGTGTTAGAAACCATATTTAAATCATTTGGCGTAATTACTCGAGTAAGATCAAAGGTGCCATGACTAATTTTATACTCACTGCTGATCAACGCAGCAAAATCTTTACCGGTAAACCCCATACCACGTGCCAGACCTTCGATCTCACGCCGTTTGAAGACGGTCTGATCAGGACATTGCATGGCCAATTCTTTGAGAATAGTCATAGTAGAATTTTTCATAATATATTATCTCACTCAGTTTCATTAAATTATATAGGTATTATACACTGCTAGATCTAAATTGTACACTAATATTTGATTTATTTTTAGAATATTTTTATATATTAACTCGATTCCTTATAACCATTTATGCAACAGCCTTTCCAAACTTGGTCATAAGGACTTTACTCTGTTTTTTGCTATGGGAGAACTTCTTAAAGGCCGTGGCCAATTTATTCTTAGTCTCACCAACATCAATATCAAACTCTTCAATATCGGTAGACATACTACTACCGCCTTTCAGGATATAGAATTCGTTATATCCCATACACTTTTTAATTGAAACACATCGATTTGATCGATACTCTTTATTCATTTTAGATTTCAATTCATCGAGGTTACTATAGAAATTTTCATCATAACCTTCAGTACGGGATTTGACAATATCATAACCGATACTACGGAAATCCGCGTTGTTATTAGCAATAAAGAATCCTATCGTATTGACGTCATAACGAGTGCGGATATTTTTAAGAAGTTCTTGAGTACCAGTCATACCTTTAATAGTAACTATTTTTTTATCCACTATCAAGTCAATACCATTAGATCTATTTAAAGTATTTGTCCTTATGTCTTTCATATTATTGTCATTATAAACATAATTACGATTAGATGCTCCATCGCTTAATACAACTAGGTTCATTTTCTGAACTTTATGTTTAGCTTTGAATTTTTTAATTAAGCGATGAGTAACTAATAAAGCAGGATCAAGTGGAGTATGACCTAATTTCTCATAATCAGATATGCTACGCGTATATCCACCTTCTGACATGCCCTGACGATATCCGAATAAAGCCTGTAATGATTCATTAAAGTCTTTTTTGTTCAGAGAAGATGAACACAACAATGGCATCGACAAATCTTGTAGATCAAAGTCACCATCAGCATATGTATACTCTACATCATTCGCTTGGTTACCACCAGTAAAACCGTAAACATCGAATGGGATATGAACCTGACGACAAAACAACGCTAAATGTATCAATTGGTCAATTACATGTGGCATCGTTTTAACCATGGATCCAGAATAATCAACTAGCATTATCATACCATGATTCTTAGAATTAGCTAATTGTGTAACCTGCGAGAAAATATCATCATTAGTCTTATATGACCAAAGTTTATTCACATCGATTCGACCAGAGTCTGAAGTACTAGCACGTGAATATTGATAAGCAGCTTTTCTCATTTCAAATTCTTTTACAGCAAAATAAACTGACTTCTTAATTTCTTTGATATAAGGTTTGTATTCATGACTATGATTGATCATACCGTAACCTTCACTATTTTTTTTGCGTGAAGCGCGGACTTTATCATAAGGAATCACAGCAATCTCAAGAGACTCTTGAGAAATATCTTGAGCAATTATCCTTTGAGAATTATGTTCGTCTAGTTCAATTAAAGAGTCTTCAGATCTACGATATATTTCATCTGTTACGGAAACTTTCATATCACCATAATCATCCGCTTCAGTAGAGCTCAATGTATTACTTTCTACTTCTTCTTCTTTTTCAACATCATCTTCTTCATCATCAATGCTGTTTGAGCTAGTATCTTCTTCTAGTAAATCTTCATTATCATCTTGTTCTTTTTCAAGAGAACTTGTTGTTTCTTCTTCTTGTTCAGCATTAGTACCATCATTATCGCCATTACTATTTGGTTGTTCCATCTGAGCAGGATTTTCCTCTTCATCTTTAAAGCTATCCGTATAGGCAACAACATCAAGAGTCAATTGTACAACATCTTCCCAAGTATCGGTAGTCAAGGCACGATTATAGAATTCGAGTTCTACTGGAGTAAATTTAACATCAACCAAACCACGTAACTTAGCTTGAATATTGATCTTATCGATGAGATCCATTTTGCTCCAGTTATAAGACTCAAGATCACCAAAGAAACCAGTCTCACTCAAAGCTTTATAACCACGAGTAAATGAACCTACCAGACCGGGATAACGAGACTGGACTTTGCGTTCTATCCTAGCATCCTCAATAACGTTCAGATAAGATTTAGGACAACCCTTTAAAGTTGTAAGTGATTCATGCCAACCTTCGAGCGGTGTTTCGAGCGCATGACCGACCTCGTGACCTATAAGAAGATCATATACATCTTTACCCATATCTTTCCACATAGGTAAACCAAGTACTCGCTTCTCGACATCGAACCAAGCTGTCTTATAGTTACCATGACGAATGGTAATATTCTCTTTGGCAAGCAGTTTAGCCACAGTAGAATTATATTGCATAATAAAGTACTCTCATCAATTTATGTGGTTATTATACATTGATTGGGGACGTTTGTACACACTTTTTTTAGATCATTTTGTTATATAATTATAACTTATTATTCTAGCTTGACTAGAT